GCTTCTTGTATTATTTGTGAGGCGATACTCATTTAATACCTAGTTCCTTCTCTGTAAAAATTTTAAACTCCCATAGTCTATCATCACAAAAGTCTTTTGCAGCCTTCCATTTAGCCTGATTCACACCCCATGTATAGACCTCATTCATCCATGTCTTGGTTTTCTTTGATGGATTTGTGACTGGTTCTTTACATTGTCTCGCTGGTTTAACTTCAATTACCATACGACGAGTGTTCTTAGACCCATCAACATACTTGATATAGAAGTCTGGAAAGTATCTTCTCCTACGGCCACTGACTGGATCTCTGTATGGTATTGAAAATTCTTCACTACCCCATTCAATGATATGATCGTGAGAATCACAATATACCATGAATTTACGCTCCCATAATGATCTATAAATGATGTTTCTGGGATCTCCTTTGTATTTTCTGGGGTTGGTAGGCCTATACTTCCCACTATAGCTCATAAATAAAAGATGATAACTAGCTGATATCTATTTAGAGATATGTCAAGAAGACCAAAAAAATATCCAATTAATGAGATAAGATCAAGATTCCAGACGGTAGCTCTTGACAACAAATATCAAGTTTTTATAGAACCAAACTTAAATGTATACAATGCAGCCGCACAAGCAGGTATATCTAGAAGATTTGTTGACGAAGACTTAGGATTATATGTATCTGAAGCTGTTTTGCCTGGATCATCTTTCGCAGATGTAGAAGTATCTGGTGATAGACAGGGTATTACCGAAAGAATGCCTTTTAAAAGAATATATGATGATGTAACTTTTACTTTCATGGTAGATAGAGATTATAAGGTTGTCAAATTTTTTGAAGCTTGGGTGCAATTTATCAATCCTCTTCACGGTGATACTGATGGAAAAGCTCATGATCAAGTTATGACTTTGAGTTATCCGAAGGATTACAAATGCACAATGAGTATTGCTAAGTTTAACAAAGACTCTTTTAGAAGTGGTAGAGGTTATGTTTACTATTGTTTTATAAGATCATGGCCATTATCTGTTGCACCTGTTCCTGTTAGTTACGGTGCTGGAGGAATGGTAAAACTAAATGTCACATTTAGATATGAAAGATATGTAATGGAGAATGTAACTGTAGGTATGATCAGATCTGGATGGAAAGGATACTCAGATTCATTTGATCCTTGGTTAGGTAGATATGATGATTATGCTAATTTATTTGATTACACAAAAAGTAAAGAATATGCAAATAAGAAGAACAAACAAGATGACTCAAAAGTAGAATCATCTGTTGTGAATAATAAAGCAAATCCCTATGGAGGGGAGAGAAATTTTGGAATGGATTATAAGTCACAGGAAGAGTATTATAGTTCTCAGGAGTATAAAGAATACATTGAGTCACAAAATCAGGATACTAGTGGGGAGTTTATGCGATCAAGTGATGCTAGATTAAAAGAGAACATTACTAAGGTAGGTAATTCACCATCTGGTATTAATATATACGAATGGAATTACATAGGAAAACCACAAAAATATCGTGGAGTGTTGGCACAAGAACTTCTTGAGTCACATCCAGACGCAGTTGACCTAATGCCAAATGGATATCTAGGTGTTTATTATGGTAAAATAGATGTTAAAATGGAAGCTGTAAAACTCTTCTAAATAAAACGCTGACAGAATTATTATGCCATTACCAACGATTGCAACACCTACGTTTGAGCTGACTTTGCCATCAAACGGAAAGAAAATTAAATATAGACCATTTTTAGTAAAAGAAGAAAAAATCCTGATACTTGCGATTGAAAGCAATAATATGATGGATATAACTAGATCAATAAAAGATGTTCTAAAGAGTTGTATTCTAACTAAAGGTGTAAAGGTGGATAATTTACCTACTTTTGACATTGAATATATCTTTTTAAATATCCGTGCAAGATCAGTAGGTGAAAGTATTGATCTTTTAGTCACTTGTCCTGATGACGGTAAAACTCAGGTTCAAACTAAAATCTTTATTGATGAAATTGAGGTGAAGAAAACTGAGGGCCACAAACAGGATGTTAAACTTGATGACACATATACAATGAGATTAAAATATCCATCATTGGATCAATTTATTGATGATAATTTTAATTTTGATACAGACAAAGACACAGCTTTTGAGATTATATCCACATGTATAGATATGGTCTTTAGTGATGATGAAGCATGGGAAGCTAAAGATTGTACTAAGAAAGAACTTGTTGAATTTGTTGAAAGATTAAACTCCAGTCAATTTAAAGAAATTGAAGATTTCTTTGAGACAATGCCTAAATTATCTCATGATATTGAAGTTGAAAACCCAAACACTAAGGTAAAATCAACAGTGGTATTGGAGGGACTGGCAAGTTTTTTCGCTTAAGTATGGCTCACATGTCCGCTGAGTCATACTACGAATTGACATTCTCTTTGATACAATATCATAAATACAGCTTAACTGAGATTGAAAATATGATGCCTTGGGAAAGGGACGTTTATGTGAATTTACTAAGAAATTACTTAGAAGCTGAAAAACTCAAACAACAACAGCAACAAGGATTAGGTTGATGGCAGTTATTACCACCACAATTTTAACAATATTAGGTCTAATAAGTGCTGGGGCAAGTATCGACCAATTATCAGGTGGTCGTTTTTCTAATTTGTTTTTTAACAAGAAAGGTTTTAGGAGTAACTATGACCTTGAGATGGATGAATATAATAAGAAAAAGAATCAGGCACAAAATACAAATACACGTTCAAGAAGTAGAGGTAACTTTTTTAATTTTAACAGAAGTAATCAGACAACAGGAGCTGCTAGAAGATTCAGTATCTTAAGTTTTCTTGGTGATCGTAGTAGAAAATTAGATGACGCACCTGATATTGTAGATGAAAATCAAAGTGTTTTAGCTGGAATTAGAAATTTTGGTTTTTCTGGTTTACTTCCACAGACAACTCTTGTTCCTGAGATTGACAATAGAAAAATTCTAGATACTGGTTTTGAAGGTGTCCGTAAAGAGATTGAGAGAATAAACAGAAATATTAACTCTATAGCAAATGCTATAACAGCTGGTGCAACAATAGACAGAAAATATAGAGAACAAATAATCGCTGATATGCGTAAAGACTTGGCAGAAAAAGGAAAAGATAGATCACAAACTAGGTCGGAGAGATCAAGATTTAACCTTTTAACAAGACCTAAACAACAAATAGAACGAACACAGAAGAGTCTATCCAAAAATCTTAACAAAGCTTTTGCTGTTAGTCTAGGTATAGCAGAAGCATTTAATTTAGGAAGAAACTTCTTTGATCAAAATAACAATAAAGAAACTGATGATGGTGGTGGTGAGGAGGATAATACATCTTCTAACTCCTCATCTGGTGATAATCCGAAAGTAGGTGATTATTATCAATCAGGAACTGGAAAAAGTAAAAGATATTATGTTTTAGAAGAAGATGGTGGTTTTAGAAAGACTAATGTTATGCCTAGATCAGGTAAAAAATATAAGAAAGAAGATTTTAATGTTGTAGTAGAAGAATTAAAAGGTAATAATCAACAGCAGCTACCTCCTGGCAAGAAAGTTGAAAATAATAAAATTAGTTTTCTCCCTATGTATGGAGGAGATACTAATTTTACCGACATATATGGTGATAAGTCATTTAATACTGCATATACTCCATCGTTAAATTTTGATGATTTGCAAGAATCCGACACAGTTGTTTATGATTTAACAACCAAAAAAGAGAAAGTTGATTTTAATGGATTAACAGTACCTGGCACTGGTGGTGAAGATGAAATTGCTTATTTTGACCCAAAATATACTTCTTCAATTTGGGAAGCTTACAGTAAGAGTATAGGATAATGGATAAAAATTTTAACCCAATAAAAGATTTACAACCAGTAGATCCTTTCAATCTTCCAGCTGGTGAATCAACAAAATCAATAGAAGCTATTAGATTGAGACTAGTAGAGACTCGAAGTAGGACTGCTGGAATTGTTGATATTTTAAAGAAGAGGAATAAAGACTTTAGTAAAGATATTAAAACTATAAGAGAACTTAATAGAAGATTGATGAGAACAATTCCACGTATTCCTATACTACGTGGTGATGCCTCTGTACAAGGGGATTCACTTGAGGAGATATCGGCGAGAAGAGGTGGGTTTGATTTTGATTTTGATACAACAACAGTGCCTTCTGATCTTGTAAAACCAAATGCAAATATAAGAAATAGACTTATAAATTTTGCTATAGATGTTTTCTTATTTTACTTTGGTGGTAGAATATTCAAGTTCCTATTTCCTGGCGCAAAGAATCTTGGAAACATTAAAAATATTAACCGTATGAGAAAAAGATTAAATGAGATATTAGGACTTTCTGATGAATTCGCTGACGTTTATAAAGTCAATCCTGGCAAAAAAATTAAAAAAATAAAAGTTGAAAATCCTGTCAAAGCTGATAAAAATGAAATATCAAAAATAGCAAAGAAATTTTTTAATAAAAACAATACTCAAAAAGTAACATCAGAAATTAGGGCTGAGGCTAATACGATAAGTAATGCTCTTGCGAGTGGAGATAAAAAAGTTCTAGAGAAAGCTTCTAAATCTATTTTAAAGTTAGAAGAAAGGAAAGCAGATATACTAGCAGAGTTTGGTAAAACAATAAAGCCAACTAAACTCCAAACCAATAATCATAATAAACTTATTCAAGAAATTGATAAGGCTATACTTAAAATAAGAAATATACAAGGTTTACCACAGTTTAAATCCAAACCTCTGTCAACAAACGAACCCTTACCTAAGACTCTTCAAGAAATTATCGCAGAATCAGAAGATTTTGGAATTTTTCAATATAAACCAAGACCTAGAAAGAAACTTATCAACACACAACGTGATAGGGAAATAAATATTTACCAAAAGGGAAAAGAGTTTACAGAAGATGTCAACCAATTTATTAAACTTGACGGTAATACTAGAGTAGATCCAAAGCTAATTGAAGAATTAAAAAGGAGATCAGGAATAAAAAAAGAGATTTACGTCATAGATAAGTAACATGTCATACATCAAGAACGTCATTGTAAGAAACCTAACCATCTCTGGACTAGAGGATGGTAAAACTGCTGTGTTAGGTGATCAAATAACAACTTTAATGTCTATTGATTATTTTGAAAGTATATTTGAACCCAACTTTTTGTTTGAAATTAGATTTGTAACTATAGAAAGTGCGTTATCGAATCTGAAATTACGTGGAACTGAAAGGGTAAGTATTGAAATAGATCATCAGAGTGGTACATTACAATTTGATGATTTAATTTTAAATTCTTTCATTATGGACTCTTCAGAGTCAACAGCTAGTGTTTTTAGAATTCAATGTATACCAGTGGATGTGATTAATAATGAAAAGAATAGATTAGTGCAAAGGTATGATCCAAAAGTAAAAACTAGCACTCATGTGGAGAATATACTAAAAAGTAAATTACTTGTTGATGGTGATTTGTTAGATATAGAAGAAACTGCAAATTCTGATGGATTCTATGGGAATTACTGGAGACCTCATAAAGGAATATATTGGTTAGCAAGAAGAGCTGTTTCTGCTTCTATGCCTGAGGATGGTGGTGGAACCCATAGAGTTGGATTTTTGTTCTGGATGACACAAAGTGGATACAAGTTTAAAAGTATAGATTCTATAATGTCATCATCAAAGGATGATGTTCCAGTATATGTTCAAAATGATGTCATTTCCGATAGTTCAAATTTTGATATCTACAATCCAAAACATGAGTATGATCAAAATATCATACAACAAATGCAACAATCTTTATATGGTGAGAATAGAAGTTACTTCAATCTACACACTCTTACAGTCAGTCCGATAGTGCCACTTTCAAAAAATAATTTGAAACAAGCTCATTTAGGTGATGAGGAGAAAGTTGATCTTAATGATGATATCAATGATATCCCTACAGTTCCAATAAGAAGAGTTGTTGCAGATTTTAATATGAGAACTGATGGAACATATAATAATGGGGATGGAGAGTATAATCCACACAAAACCATCACCGAATCTAGAATGAGATATCAAAGTTTATTATCTCGTTCCCTTACAATTACTGTTCCTTGTAATTTTGAGTTAGAAGCTGGTGATGTCATTTCTGCACAATTAATACAGAGTGCATCTGGAACCGATCCATGGCTTTCTGGTTACTATATTATTAAGGATTTAAGACACACTGTACATTTTACAGGAAATGGGTTACAATGTTATACATACCTTAGGCTTGTAAGAGACACGCCTGGAGATGATTAAATAGCCATAGTATAAGGAGGTACTATTATGAAAACAATAGAAGAACACATAGAAAAAGATAAGAGTCTGATTCAAGACCCTACTATTTCCCCTGCAGCACGTAGACATGCAAAGGAAGAACTTCATGAATTAGAAATATATGCAGAACATCATAAAGAAGAGATCGAAGCGGGAGATCATCATGATCCTAACGCACTAGAACTATTTTGTGATATGCACCCTGATGAACCAGAATGTTTAGTATATGACGACTAATGGCAGGAATTCTTGAAGGATCTGACAGTTTTACTGGTATCAATTGGTGGATAGGCCAAGTTGCTCCTAGAGAAACGTGGACAGAAAACACACTGCTTAAGAATGATAAAAATGTTGGTAAATCATCCAGAAAAGGAAAAACCAATGTATATCCTAATCGTGTAAAGGTTAGAGTTGTTGGGTATCATGATCAAATAGAAGATCCCAATGATCTTCCCTTTGCATCTGTTATGGGTAATCCATTTATATCCAGTGGATATGGAGCAGCTCCTAACTTACACCAATTAGAGGGTGGGGAAAGTGTATTAGGACTTTGGATAGATGGTGATGATGAACAAAAACCTGTCATCACGAATGTATTCATGAAGAGTCAACATCCTAAAGATGGACAGACAACTGATTTGAAAAGTGGAGTTACACCAAGAGCATCTATTCTTTCAACAACAAAAGATTTCAAATCTACATCCGAAAAAGAACCCGCTCTTGAGTCTGCTTGGTATGGTTCATTTTCTGGTGAACGTATGTTTTCTGGAGAATTTATTGAAAATCTGGAATTTAAACCGATAGATCTTAATTTTTCCCCACCACCAAAACCAGAACGAGATGATTATCCAAACACAAGATCTGGTGCGAAAAAATATGAAGAAGATTTAGAAAAGTGGGAGAATTCTTATGGTTTGGTAGACAAAGATGTTTTAAAAGCTGATTTTTTATCAGGTAGAAGTTCATTAATAGAACATCTTTTTGAATCAAACAGTCAAGGAGGCCAAACTTCTCAAGTCAAGAAGATGGAAAAGAATTTGGATCAATCATATGATGGACAAACCTGTAAAGATAATGGGGCTGTTGGTGCTATCAGTGGAATTTTGAGTGATTTTTCAAAATTATTGATAGGTGCAGAAAAATATGGAGAGTTTTATGTGGATGCGGCCACAGGTATGGTTATAAATTTTGCTGGGGAAATTGATCAAATAGCTAGAAAGATTGGTGGTATAATGACTGCAAAGGTTAATAATATCAGAGATTATCTTTTTGGTGAAATAGAGGAAAAAATAAATTCATTTACAAACAAAATTGTTCCAGAAGAAATAAAACCAACTTTTGGTGAGGGATTGAGAGGTGTGATGGATAATATATTTTGTTTATTCAGTAATGTGATTACTGGTCTAAACAGTATGATTAAAAACTTCTTAAAATCTTTGATTGGTAAATTTGTTAATGCACCTCTATGCGCTGCTGAACAGATGATAGGTGCTTTGATGGGTGATATATTGGGTAGTATTAACGATACTATTGCTCCTATTTTATCAAGTTTAACTGCAACTTTAGGTGGAGCTCTTGGATCTGTTACTTCATTGATTGGAAAAGCCTTGAATGGAATTGGACTTTTATATAATTTTATTGGGTGTGATGATCTTAAATGTCCCTTACCTAGTAGATTTGATAATAAACTTGGCCCACAACAAAAAGAAAGGGATAGAGTTGATAGAATTATGAGTGGAATATCTAGCATTAGTGATTCTGTTGGTATTCCTGGCCTTGGTGGTGCGAGTTTATTCAAGAAATCAGAGGGTGATCCATCAACTGTTGCAGCTCTAGTTGGAGATTGTGAAACCAATATTTTAAGATGTGGCCCACCAACTGTCGAAATTTTTGGTGGTTCTGGTGTTGGTGGTGTTGTAAATGCAGTTGTAGCCGAAACTACTGAGATAATTGGTGCTAATATTCTTGATCGTGGATTAGGATACCAAGAGAAACCACCATATGTTACTTTCCGTGATGCATGTGGAGATGGTTCTGGTGCGAGAGGAAAGGCTATTATTAATCCTGATGATGGTGGAATTGATAGAATATTAATTGAAGCTCCAGGCTATGGATACAATAGTAATTTTGATAGAATCATTACAACTTCTGGTATTTTAGAAACTGATTCCTTTGCGGAAGGTGATTCAATGACAGGCCAAATTGATGATGTTATTGTTGCTATGCCTGGTTTTGGTTACAATTCAACAGATACCATAGATGCTGGAAATGCTGATCTTCAATTAGTGGTTCTTGGTGGTAGGGTCGTTGGAGTTAAAGTTAATAATAAAGGTAGTGGATTCACAAACATTCCAGACTTAACTATAAATAGTCAAACTGGAAAGGGTGCTGATTTGAGAGCTATTTTGAAATTTGTTCCTGTCAGTGAAGTATCCGAGACACTTGATCCAACTCAGATCATATCTGTGGTAGATTGTATTGAAAAACCATTAACAAGAAATAGAATAACCTAATGGCAAGTAAGAATGATAGAGATTTTGATCTCGACATAAAAAATCATTATCGAGTTGAGGCTGGACAAGATTCTCCATATGGAAGTGTTAGCTATCGTGTCATAACTAATGGAGGATCTGGTTTTGGATTTCATGAAGATGGAGTCAATAGAGAGAATCTTCAGTGTGCTGTGACTGGTAGATCAACAGAGGTTCTTGGAACAGATATAGAAAGAAAAAGAGATGCAGCTCAAGATCCAGTTATCCCTGCAAAATTTATTAAATGTGTTAATGGAGATTTCATCATAGATTGTGATAATGGTGATATACTGTTAAAAGCAGACAATATTAAATTACTTGCAAAAGGTACTTCAGATACAAATGATGGCGATATTCAGATAAAAGCTAACAAAAATATATTACTCGACTCACCTGATATTAGAATCGTAGGATCTAATCTCAGATTAACTGCTAGAAAAGATTTCACAATATCTGCAAAAGTTACTGGTGGTATTGTTGCTGGACTTCTTAACATGTCATCCTCTGCTGATTTTGCTGCATCACTCTTGCTGGGTAAAATCAATGCACTTAAAGACGCACTAAAGGCACAGTAATGGCTCACGTATATCACACCGCTGCAACTAGATTAACTGTAGGAAGTCAGACTGCAGCAGGCATCACAAATCCACAAAAACTTCCTTATGAATCTTCAGTTTTTGGTGGATTATCTATATTAAATGGCCCAGTTCAGATAGGTGTTGCACCAGTTTTACCTGTTCCAAAAGGAGTTCTAGATGTAGGCCCAACAGTTCCCACATCAGGCCCCATAGCATTATCTGCCATCAATGTAACTCATCCTGTCAAAGGAATCCAAGTTACTTCCACTGCAATTGGAATTGAAATAACTGCGGCTGGTTTAAATCGTATAACTGCACCAGAAAATTTCTTCATTGGTAACGTCAATATCACAGGTGGTACACTTAGAAATAGTCCTTTATTAAGTTGCACAGGATCAAGTTGTTCATGGACTGGTAGTACAATTAATAGACAGGGTTGGAAAGGGTTTGATATCAAACATCCAAACAAGAAAGGACATAGACTCAGACATGTTTGTGTAGAAGGGCCTGAGGCTGCAGTTTATGTAAGAGGTACGTTAAAAAATTCTAATATTATTGAATTACCTGAGTATTGGAAAGGACTTGTAGATCCAGAAAGTATTAGTATAACCTTGACACCAATCGGGTCTTATCAAGAATTATATATAAAGAACATTGAGTGGGGCCAAAAGGTAACTGTCATGAACAGTACCAGCGGTTCAATCCATTGTTTTTACTCCATTTGGGCTTCCAGAATAGACGGAGAACCCTTGGTAGTAGAGTATGAAGGCGAAGATCCTTCCTCATACCCAGGCAACTCAGAACAATTTTCCATCTCTGGTTATGATTATGGTAGGGGTGTTGACAACTCGTAATTGTTATGATACCATTATATTAAGATTTTAATTCTTATGTCTGACGATTTCTGTTCACAAGACTCCGAATACGTAACAAATGTTATTATCGACATTAACAGAAGATCATTTCTTCTTGTGAGTAACGAAGGTGTGATGCAAGAAATAGTTTGTGATAATGCAACTCAATTTATGGACATTTGGGAAATAGTTCATGCTGTGTTAGACATAGACTCAGATATTAAAATCATTTACGTAGATCCAGTCGTTTCGGATAGTGCGGGCGTGGTGTAGTGGTAACATACGAGTTTTCCAAACTCCTGTCATGAGTTCGAGTCTCATCGCCCGCTTTTTGGTGATAGAAGTTGTCTAAATACTAGGAGATTATAATTTCGTTAGCTGGATAAGCGAAAATGCCACTAAGTAGACTAGAAAATTTCTTAAAGAATGTTGACGGAAACGTTATATATGTTAATCCAACGGATTTGGATGCGACAGATAGTATTGAGAACCAAGGAAATTCTTTAACGAGACCTTTCAAAACAATTCAGAGAGCTCTGTTAGAAGCCTCTCGATTTTCATATCAAGTTGGACAAAATAATGATAAGTTTGATCGTACAACAATCATGTTGTATCCTGGCACACATGAGATTGATAACAGGCCTGGATTTAACGTAGTAAATGCTAGTGGAAATGCTTCGTTTAGAGATAGATTAGGTAACTCACAGACTTTAACACAATTAACAGAGACAAGTAATTACGATCTTGAAGATCCTACAAACGAACTTTATAAGTATAACTCAGTAGAGGGTGGTGTAATTGTTCCTCGTGGTGTTTCTTTAGCTGGTTATGATGTAAGAAAGACAAAAATAAGACCTAAATTCGTTCCCGATCCTACAGATTTATCAGTCACGAGAGCAGCTATATTCAGATTAACAGGTGCATGTCATTTCTATGCAATGACATTCTTTGATGGTGATCCTCAAGGTTCTGTTTACAAAAACTATACTACAAATAGATTCTCTCCACAGTTCTCACATCATAAACTTACATGTTTTGAGTATGCTGATGGTGTAAATGGTGTTGGTGTTGGTACTTCATCTACCACAACTGACCTTCAGATGTATTTCCATAAGATTCAACAGGCTTTTGGAGATAGTTCTGGTAGGGCAATTGGTGACTTCCCAAACACCACAGATATGCAACCAGCTCTCCCTGAGTTTGAGATAGTTGGCCCTGTTAAAGCGGAAGATGTTGGTATCACTAGTATTCGTGCTGGTACAGGCGGAACACCAGATCAGGTAATTACAGTACAAACAACTGGAGCTCATGGGCTTGTTGTCGATAGTCCGATTCGAGTGGCTGGTGTCAATACGTTCCCAGACATCTATAATGGTAACTTTGTTGTCTCTTCTGTGACAAATGATGAACAGTTTAGTTATCTTGCTTCTGCAACTCCAGCTGATGGACTTCCATCGTTGGATGGAGATGAAGTAGTAGTTGCTGATACAGATAACGTACAAGGTGCGTCACCATACATATTCCATGTTTCGATGAGATCGGCATATGGTATGTGTGGTCTTCATGCTGATGGATCGAAGGCATCTGGATTCAAGTCTATGCTTGTGTCTCAGTTTACTGGTATTGGATTGCAGAAAGATAATAATGCGTTCTTAGTTTACAATAAAACATCAGGACAGTATGATACGAATGAAACTGCGTCTGATAGTGAAAAACCATTATATCTAAATGGTAATGCAATTTATAGACCATCATATAAAAACGCACATATTAAGACATCAAACGATGGATATATTCAGGCGGTATCTATATTTGCTGTTGGTTTCTCTGAACACTTCACTACCTCAGAGGGTGGTGATATGTCAATCACCAACTCTAACTCTAACTTTGGTGCAGTTGCTCTAAATGCAAAAGGATTTAAACCAGCTGCGTTTGCGAAAGATAATAGAGGATACATTACACATATTATTCCACCAGAGAATCAATTCAAACAGGATATATCAGTTGAGTGGGAAGCTATAAACGTAACAAAGACTGTTGCAGCTGGTAGCTCTAGTCCTTCAAAGATATATCTAGATGGATTTACCGATTCATCAACTCCTCCTGTACATGTTATTGCTGGTTATAGAGTTGGTGCAAAGAGTGATGAATTATTACATGTAAGTGTTGCTGGTGTTGGAACTGTAACCACACCAATCAGAATGTTAAATCCTGATGGATCTGAGGGTGACATATCAATTAAAGAATATGAGGTAGGCCGTACAGGTGTTATCAATAACATCGCATCAAGTGTTCTTACACTAAGAACTAACCATAAGTTACATGCAGGGGAAAGTATTCGTGTTCTTTCCGATAGTGGATATTTGCCAGATGGTATTGATTCAAATGTAATTTATTTTGCAATCACAAATGCTTCTACTAATGAAACATTAAACGCAAATCAAATTAAACTTGCAAGAAGTAAAAACGATGCATTGTTAGGTGGTTCTGGAAACTTTATTACAATCAATAACAATAAGGGTGGAGTTCTCAAAGTTCAGTCAAGAGTAAGTGATAAGGCTCCAGGCGATTTAGCTCATCCAATCCAATATGAAAATGGTAACTGGTATGTTAGAGCAAGTAATACAAATACTCTATTTACACAGGTAGCTGCAAACTCTGAAGTCATAGGTGAAAGAACAGGAAAGACATTTATAAAGAGAAAAGAAGACACAAGATCATTAAATGATAAGATTTACAGACTTAGGTATGTTATACCAAAAGAATCATTAGATGCAAGACCTCCAATTCCTGGCTATACCTTACAGGAATCTAATACTGTTGGTGTTGCTGGTGCTTCTGAATTTACAAATAACATTCCTGATGTAACAGCTCAGAGAAATCTTCGTATTCTTGCAAGTATTGATAGAGATTCAAATACTGGTATTACAACCGTTGTTACAGAGAAACCACATAATTTAATTAAAGGTGATCAGGTACAACTCAGAAACGTTAAGAGTGGTGCAAACTCAAATGGAACTTTGAATAGTGGATACAATATTGTAACTGATATTGTTGGTATCACAAGTTCAAAAGGATTTGAATTAAAGTTCGTTGATACAGATCCAGGCACATACACTGCACATACAGCAAGAGATAACAATCTTCCTGTAGTTGCTAGATGGAAACATAAGGATACATTTACTGTATATCGTTCAGAGACAGTAAAGGCACATGATTATCAAAGACAAGATGGTGTTTATCATCTAATTTGTGTTGATAGTAGTATCTCACCAACTGTAAATGAGTTTGATGCTAATAAGTTTAATCAAAATATTACTGATTTATATCCACAGTTTGATGCTGATAACTTTACAATGGATCCAACACACGCAGCCAGTTTTGCGATCAATGAGCCAATCGGTAAAGTTGTTACTAACGATCTTAGAAATAGTGTAACAAAAGAATTTACAAATAACTTTATTGTAGGAAATAGAATTGGTTATGCGGTGACTGGTGCAACTGGTAACGCTGGTACTGGTGTTGTAACTTTAAATGTTTCTACTCAACACAACTTAAATACAATCACATCTATTACTTTAGCTGCTGGTGGATCTGGTTATGGTTCTGCTGGAATATTATACAACGTACACCTCACAGGTGGTAGTGGTCATGGTGCAACTGGTAATGCAACAGTCAACGGAAGTGGTCAAGTTACTGCTGTTGAGATAGTTGACGGTGGTTCTGGATATACAAAAGGTAATACATTATCACTTAGAGCTGGTGCTAACAATGCACAGGTTACTGTAGCTACAATCAATGATAATATTGGTGATGCAATTCAAATTATTGGTGTTGGATCGACAGAGGATAGATATAATTCTGGATTCAATGGTATTCATACAATAACTTCAGTTACACCTACAACTGTAAGTTACAATAGCGGATACACTGCAAGTGTCGGTGTTCATAGTGTAACAACAGCTGGTATCCATACTGGATTCTTTATGTTGGCTGGTAATGCACCCAACATCAACTCAATTGTTTATAGTGATAAGAGTGTAGGTATTGTAACTGTAACCACTGATGAACCTCATGGATTGAGTGTTAATAATTCATTCAAAATTGTTGGTGCTGCACAAACAATTTATAATGGAGAACATATTGTATTTGAGAAAAATAGTACGACTCAGTTCTCATTCAAATTTGTAGATCCATTTACTCCAGCTACATACACAACAAGTGGTGGAAAAGCTCAGGTTCTTCCCATCATGTATGGTGCAAAAGGTGGTGTAATACAAGAAGGAAGTGAGAGATTAGATCAAAGACAGATTCCATTAACTGTAGGTATTCATACAACTCTGAATAACGCAACATTAAATGCTACTACTACGACATTAACATTAAGTAATTCTTCTGGATTTAATAAAGGAGATTATATACAGATAGATGAAGAGATAATTCGTGTATCATCTAATTTTGCAAATAATGCTGCGACTGTTCTTAGAGGTCAGTTAGGATCGAGAGCAGATAGTCATGTTGCTGGTTCTGTGGCTAAAAAGATTCGTATCTTGGCAGTGGAGAAGAGAAGAGCTTCTGTTCTTCGTGCCTCTGGTCATACATTTGAATATCTTGGATTCGGGCCTGGTAACTACTCAACTGCGTTCCCAGAGAAACAAAGTAAGATACTCACAAGAGAGGCTAAGTTCCTTGCACAGTCAACCATTGATAATGGTGGATCTGTAGTTTACACTGGTGTAAATGATGCTGGTGACTTCCACATAGGTAACAAAGTTGTTAACTCACAGGATGGTACAGAGGCCACATTCAACATTCCAGTTCCAACTACAACTGGATCTGCATCTGCCGACTCTGATGCAACAAGTGGAAGATTAGATGTTATCTTTGATAGTGCGTTTGTAAGAGAGGGACTCACAGTTGATGGTAATAATAATACGACTGTAAGGGTCAATGCTCCTACAACCATTACAGAAAAACTCACTGTCACATCTACAAATGGTGCTGAGTTTCACTCAATTGACTTAACTGGTGGACTATCCCCTGCAAGAACGATTACTTATTCTGCTGAGACTCCAACAGGATCTGGAACTGTAGGTGATATTGTTTATACTTCTGATCCATCATTTGGTAAGTATATTGGATGGGTGTTCACTCCACAAGGTTGGAAGAGATTTGGATTAATATCTACTGAAAGAGATCTAGACACATGGGTTCTTGGTGATGAGAACAATAATGGAAGACTTGGAATCGGAACCACAGCTGCAGATCGTGCTGGTGTCAATGCAAACTTTAGAGGTGCATTGGATGTTAGAGGACAGATCGTTGCAGATAAGTTATTGATGACTGGTATTAGTACTTTCCAAGGTACTACTATCTTTGAAGATGTGGAGATAGAAAGACTAAAAGTTACTGGTAGTAATGATATCACTGGTGTATCTACGTTTAGTGATTATGTAGTTGTTGGTAGTGGTGTCACAGCAAACCAAATAAGTGTCTCTGGTATCAGTACGTTTACTGGTGCTGGCACTCAAGTTGTGATGCAATTCAAACCTGATAAAACAGCGACTGCAAGTAATGTAAGCCATGCCACTTCTCCAGCGTTTATTACAATTAATAATCATGGATTTTTATCTGGTGAAAAAGTACAGTACTTAGCAGGATCAACTGCAATAGGTGGCCTTACAAATAATAGATCATACTTTGTAATAAGAAGAGATGCTAACTCTATCAAACTTGCAACAACTGCCTCTAATGCTGCAAGTGACACTTCCATTGATTTATCATCAGCGGGTGCAGGGACTCATACCTTTAAACTTCTTGATAGATCCGCAGACGCAGCTGCAGCTTCTCATGCAGATGGTGTTGGTTTAACAGTTGATAAATTACATGTTGTTGGTATTGCAACCTTCCCATCAGCTGTTACATTAACTAATGTAAATTTATCTCAAATCAATGTTGCTGGTTTATCCACATTTAATGGTGCATTAGATATAAATGCCTCTTCTGAATTTTCACAACCAGTTACACTTAATGCTACATTTAATGCTAATGGTGATGTTAATCTTGGTAACGCAACTTCTGATACAATCACTGCGACAGGCCGATTTGATAGTAACTTAGTTCCAAGCACAGATAACGCAAGAGATCTAGGAACATCTACATTAGAGTGGAAAGATTTATTCATTGATGGAACTGCTCATATTGACACACTAGATGTTGATGGAAATGCAGGGGTCATAGGAAATCTCACTGTGAATGGTAATTCCGTATTTAATGGAAATCTAGATTTTGGTAACGCAAGTTCAGATACCGTAAGTTTCATTAGTAGAGTTGATACAAATATAGTTCCCTCTACTGATGGTGTAAGAGATCTTGGTACATCTACATTAGAATGGAGAAATTTGTTCCTAGATGGAACTGCTCATATTGATACACTAGATGTTGATGCAAACGCAGGGATAATTGGTAATCTAACAGTCACAGGAACTAGTGAGTTCAA